GTTTTAAACCGCTCCTTTTTTGTTTAAAAACTATTTATATGAAAAACTATTCATGATGAATATTACACCAGAAATACAAAAATTATTTAAAACAGTAAGAACAAAGTTAGGTGCTCCAATACGAACAATACAATTGGATGATAATCAATTATGTGATTTATTAGATGTTGCAATAGGAGATTATTCAGAAAAAGTACAGAATTGGGTAATTAAATCACAATGGATGAATCTAATGGGAAATAAAACCCTTTTAAGTAATCCATCAGAAGTAGCTTATGCATTGACGGTCAGAACAATGGACTGGTCAAGAGATTTCTCTTATTGGTTTTCTAGAGAAGTCGGTCTACAACAACGTGGAAGTTATGAATTAAAGAAAGATTTTTTTAAAATAGAAAAAGGTAAACAGGTATATGTTGTACCAGCTGGAAGAGAGATTAACAAAGTTCTATACATTACCCCATCTACAACAAAGGCTGCCTTATATGGTAACCTTGGAACATTAGATACTGGTATTGGAGGTGGATTTGGACAATATGGAAATATGGGTAATGGAATGGGTATTACAGGTTTCTATGTAGGCTCAGCTTACGATACAGCATTAATGGCAGCCGATTTAAAGTATAAAAATTCATTATTAAGAGGAGACCTAGCTTACAAGGTTACAGCTGGACCAGATGGAACTCATCTTATACATTTATTATCAACTCCAGGTTCACCTAACATGGTAGGTGGTCTTGCTGCTGATGATACTTGGGGATGGAACAAGTATAGTTCCTGCTACTGCTGGTATACATACTATGATATTGGTGATGGTGGCAAAGAGGCAGAAGATGAATGTCGTCTACAAAATAGAGATGACGTATTGATAACACCAGACCAAGTTCCTTTAAGTGAGATGCGATATGAATTTCTTAATAACCCTGCGCAGCAAACTGTCCGACAATTACTTGTTGCCGAAGCAATGATAACTTTAGGTTTAATACGTGGTACATATTCAGGTAGTGTAAAGATACCAGAAGCTGAAATGCAAATGGATTATAACATATTTCTTGAATTAGGAAAACAAGAAAAACAGAATGCTTTAGAAGAGCTTAATAAGCGATTAGATGAAATGCTGCCGTGGAACATTTTAGAAAAGCAATCAAATCTTACAGATAACTTAATAAAAGTATTGCAGCAAAAGCCTCTTGGAGGTTTTTATATAAGATGAACTACCCCTGAGCTAAATGCTAATGAGCTTCGGGTTTCTCTGAGGAATGGCTTTCCAAAAGGTCAGTTCTTACTCCCTCTCCACCCGTGTAATCGTCAGTCCCTGACGATGTATTGTTTAATCCGAAATGAAGAATATTGATAGCTGCATTAATATCAC